CCAAGAGTCAGTATCTAGGCATAATGTAAGTATTGGCAAAATACAAGCATGGCAAGAAATGCTTGATATTGCTGAACCAAAGTAGTAAAACTACTTAACCGCCTTTACACCGTAAGGAAAGGGCAAAATATTAACCAATCCGCATAGATCGGGACATTGGAAGGAGTTATATGTCAGAAGAAGAGGTACAAGCAGAAGAGGCTGAAGATATTGAAGCCTCTGACGAAGAACTTTGGGAACAGGAAGAAGAATCAGAAGAATCAGTAGAACCCACTGAAGAGGACACCCCTCAAGAAGAGGAATCTGAACCAGAAGAGGAAGAAGCTGAGGAAGAACCTGAAGAACCACAGCATAACTATGAATCACGTTACAAGGACTTGGAGCGTGAGTTTCATAAAAGGAATGAAGAATCTGCTAGAATGCGTGAAGACCTCAATGAGTTTAGGCTCAGAGATGTTGAACGTGAACAGGTATTATCTAATGTACGGCAAGGACTTTCGGAAGCGGAAGCACCCCCTGCTGATCCAAGAGATGCCGATAAATTCTTTGATAAGGCAGATAAAGAGACAATGGAGGAGTTCTCTGAACTTTCTTCTACGTTTAAGAAGATGATCCAACATGAGATGGCAAAGCAGGGTACTTCCGTGCAAGAAGCCACCATACAGGCTCAGGAACGTATTAAACAGTTAGAAGAACAGAACAAGGAGAATAACTATCAGCAGTTCTTAAGTTATCATCAAGATTACATGGTGAGTAACATAGGAGAAGACTACAGAGAGATAGATAAAGACCCTGACTTTCAGGCGTTTGTCTTAGGTAGTCCTGCGATGACAAAAATGATGACTGAGTCAACTGACCCAGTAGATCATGCTTCTGTAATGGACTTATTCCTATCAACCCAAGCGGGACAAGATGCGTGGCGACCCTCTGAAGAACCAGAGAAAAAAGTTCAAGCTAGTACAAAACGACAATCTAAGAGAGCGGCGGCGACCGGGCTTTTAGGTAATTCCGCACCCGTTAAAAATAAAAATGTGGACAATTTGTCCGATGAAGAATTATGGGAAGCGATTCCCGATTAACAATTAAATAAATGATGGAGTAAATTATGGCGGCATATGGCGGCACAGGCTCAGTCTCAGGATCAGCTTACGGTGATCTTAGTAAGAATGATGCCTTCACTATACAGAAGAAGATGTTACCGATTGCAAAGCGATTGTTGACATTTGCGAAATTCGCACAAAAAGAAACTAAGCCTCAGAAACAGGGTTTAGAAATCCGGCACCGCAGATATGAGCGGTTCCCAATCGTAGACACCCCAATGGCTGAAGGTGTAACTCCAGACTTTGTAAGTCTTGAGCATACAACCCTGAAGCACACACTCAAGCAGTACGGATCATACGTAAATACCACTGACGTTATGTTGGCGGCATCTACTGATCCAGTCCTCAAGGTTATCTCTGAGCGACAAGCACAGCAAGCTGGTGAGACAGTTGACTTCCTCAGCTATAAGGCATTTCGTGCTGGAACACAGGTTAAGTATGTAGGAACATCCGCATCTGCTCGTTCAGATGTTGACATGCATATTGGTGGAACACTTCCCGCAGTTAATTCTCCGGGTGCTAACACACCAACTCTTGGCCCTCTACAGACGGCAATCCGTGCTTTAGAGAACAACGATGCAAAGAAGCTCAAAAGCAAGCTAAAGGCATCCGTTGGTATCGCTACAGAGCCAATCCGTGAATCATACATTGCGATTTGCCATCCTGACCTACGACAAGACATCCAAGCTCTTCCGGGCTTTGTATCCGTTGAAAACTATTCGGATCAAGGGGATGCAATCGAAGGTGAGATCGGCGGCGTGGAAGGTGTACGTTTCATCACTACAACTCAGGCAGTTCCTTTCAAGGATGCAGGTGACACTAACGGTGTTGCTAACTGTGTATCCACAGGAACAGCAAACGCTGATGTATACCCTGTGCTTATTTTCGCAGAGGATGCAATCGGTTGTGCAACATTAGGTGGAATGGATTCACTCCGCTCTAAGGTTGTTATGCCTAAACCCGGCCCCGGTGATCCACTAGGACAGCGTGGTACGGTAGCATGGGATACATTCTACTCATGTATTATTCTTCAAGACCTGTACATGTACAGACTTGAGGTAGCGTGTACGAAACTTTCGTAACATAACCCAATAGCCCTTCCAATGGGAGGGCTTCACATTTAACTTAAACTAGGATAAATATGGATTCTTTAAAAACTAAAATAACGAGTGCCAAGCAGATGAGTAAGGTTGACACAGTCAATTTTGCAGACGGTTCCACATGGTCTGCCGCTACTTATCAGCGGGTTCTTTTCATTCCAGAAAGGGCACGTATTGCTGGC